AAAATAGGCACCCTCACTGAGGAATTCGGCAACGCTATAGGGGTGAAGTTGGAATCCCGGTTTGAGTTCAGCGACGACGACTTCGGGCCAAACACATCGGAATTTAAAGGGGCGAAACCGTGGAGAGGGAACTCAGGAAGATTTGGCAACCTATAATATTCAAGGGGTACTTGACAGCAACGCGCGGCTGTGATATAGTCGCGTGTAGGGGATGGACCCCAATAACAGGAGACTGTAATGAGTGAAGAGACCAAAGCGCCGGAAGCCGAGACGGAAGTGAAGACCACGAAGTCGATTGTTCCGTCCAAGTACTCCGGCCGATACAAGAACGGCGGCGAAGACCCGCTCGCGATGTTCATTAAGGCGCAATGCGCCGACGACAAGGGGTTCAGCTTCGACAAGTTCTTCGAACTGTGCTCCAAGAACGGAATCGCGCAGGAGAAGGTCGACCACTACAAGGGCCAGGTCGCTGAGAAGCGGCACGGTGCCGAAGGTCGCGCTCGTATGACCCTTCGGAACATGCTGGCGACGTTTGCCCGCAAGAACGGCAAGCTGGTGGGTCTGGACGACGCGGAAGTGGAGGTCGCTCTCCCGAAGGTCGCGTTGACCGGCGCAGCGAAAGCGGCGGCTGAGAAGCAAGCCGCAGCGTAAGGTAGTCGAGAACCGTAGCCCCCAGTTCCGATTCTCGATTGCCCAGAAGGCCACCGTACCCAATCACGGTGGCCTTCGCCTTATTTGGGAGGATAACATGGCGAATGGTGTTCCCTGCGAAATTTGTGCCTGGACCGAAACGGCTCACGACATGGCGGTCAAGTACAAGAAAAAGAAGTGGTATCGGCAATGCCTACATAGGTATAAGCCCCAATCTGGGAAAAGATTAAAGCGCCACATATTAAAGATATCTTGACAGGCCGCCCCCGGCGTGCTACACTATCTGCACGGTCAAATCCATGACCGGTGCAACGAGTGTAGAACATGAAGATGGAAACCCTACTAGAACTCAGTAATGTGTGTGGTTCCCTATCCCGACTTGCAGGGGATATAAGGGACCAGACCAACCAAGTGGTTGCCACCAACGATCACATCGAAGTGATCAAGCACTACGACAAGCTGCGGCAGGTAACTGCCTTGATCAAGGAATCCCGCGAAGTCCTCAGCCAGATCGAGGAAAAGCTGTCGCGAGAACATGTGCCCGATGTAATGAGGGCGCACAATATCCGCAACGTCACCATCGAAGGAGTCGGCCGCGTTACCCTCGGGACGCGCTGGTCTGCTTCCATGCCCGACAAGCAATCCGGGTTCGAATGGCTGCGCAGCAATGGTCACGGCGGAGTAATCCAGGAAACTGTAAACGCGCAGACCCTCGGCGCGCTGGCCAAAGAACTGAACAACGACGGAACCGACCTCCCGGCTCCGATCTTCACAACGAACATCATGACGTACACAAGCATCACGAAGGTGAAGTAATGAGCAACGATGTAGCGAAGACTAACGCAGGTATTCCTGCGCATTTGGCTCAGTACCAGAAGTCCAAGATCGGCAACGTCGATTCCACCGATCGCATCATTCCGAGAATCAAACTGATGCAGGCAATCTCGCCTGAATTGGTGGATTTCACGGAGGCCAAAGCTGGGCAGTTCTGGCACACTATCGCGCAGCAGAACCTGGGGCCGACCATCAGGGCTGTTCCCATCATCATCCGCAAGTCGTTTGTTCTGTGGGCACCCCGGAATGACGACCGAGGTATTCTGGCCCGCGCGATGGATGGCATTCATTGGGACCCGGCCAACGTCGAGTTCACTGTGAAGCCCAAAGGCTCACCCAATCCAGTAACTTACCACACCAAAGATACGGTGGCGGAATCCGGGCTGGACAAATTCGGCACTTCCATTCCGGGCGATGCCAATTCGCCGCCTGCGGCGAGCCTAACTTACAACATGATGTGGCATTTGGTTGACTTCCCAGAACTCAGCCCTTCCATCATCATCAACACGCGTTCCAGCGTCAAGCCGATGCAACAGTTGCTGTCCAGGATCGATTCCAAACCAGTCCCACACTTCTGCCAGCTTTACACCATCGGCTCCGTCCAGCAGAAAGGCGCTGAGGGTCCCTACTTCAACTTTACTTACACCGGGGCTGGATACGCCGACGAGAAGACGGCGGAAATCTGCAGCGAAATGTACGACCAGTTCGGCAAGGAGGGCTGGCGTGCTAACGACGAGAGCGATGAGGAACCCGATAAGCCAGCGTTCGACAACACTACCGCCGGCAAACGGATGGACGGGGATAATATCCCGTTCTAAGCGCGCCCCTACTTGGAGTGGGCGCAAATGCCCACTCCCATTTTTATGGAGTGTCGATGAAACAGCTAATCGATCCGGAGCTAGCCTTGCGGCTAATCCGAGAGGCCAAAATTCTAGCCTTCGATACGGAGACTACTGGAATAGATATCCACAGTAAGGTGTGCGGTTGGGTGATAACTAATGAAGATCACTCAATTTATGTGCCCGTTAGGCACGAAGCAGGGGGGAACATACCAAATGTTGAGGAATTCGAATCTGAGTTGGCAGCGGCTTTCAGAACTAGGGGGGAACGTGGTCTACGTACTTGTGGCCATAACTTGGGTTTTGATTTGCGCATTAGTCTTAGGCATGGCGTTGTACTTACTTCTCCATTAGAAGACACGATGATCAACGAGGCGATCATCAGCGACATAACCCCGAGCTACAGCTTAGAAGAGTGTGCCCTTCGCCGCAAGGTAACATCCAAGAAGGGGTCAGAGGTATACGCGCTATTAGCGCAGCGATTCGGTGGTATCCCAGACCGCAAGCAGATGAAGTTCTTTTGGCGGTTAGAGGGCGACCACCCAATCGTAGTGGATTATGCCACTGGCGACGGCATAACTACCCTCGAGCTATGGAGAGCGCAGCAGCCTATCCTGGACAATGATGAGTTGCGAATACCGTGGCGATTAGAGTGCGATCTGTTGCCTTACGTGGCGAGGATACACCATCGAGGATTGAAGATCGACTCCGAATATTCCGGCCGGGTGGTCGGGGAAATAGGCGAGGCCATCGCTGAGGCGAGCAAGGTATTTGTGCCGGGGTTCAACGTCCGCTCACCTAAAGCAGTCGAGCAACTGTACCGAATTAATGGATACACCGATGACAAATTCTCGCGAACAAGCACCGGGGCCATATCCTTCACTGAAAAGTGGCTCGGGACTAACGATATCGGTAACACAATCCTATCAGTTCGGAGATTGGAGAAAGCGCGCGATAGCTTCATCACCCCTCTTATCGACACGCACAACGTTGAGGGTCGCGTCCATCCAATTCTTAATCAATCTAAATCAGACGATTACGGAGTAGCCGGTGTTAGATTCTCCTGCTCTGAACCTAACCTGCAAGCTTTCCCTAAACGGAACATTGAAGTCGGCAGAGTTGTTAGAAAGCTCGTTATTCCCGATGATGGCTTCGTTATTGAGGAGGCTGACGCCAAACAACAAGAGCCTAGATTATTTACTCACTATTCAAACGACCCCGCGTTGGTTGATGGATACCGAAATGGTACAATGGATATCCACGACAGAGCATCTCAATTGCTTAATCTGGACAGAGATACAGCTAAGCGAATGGCGATGGGCATGCTAACCATGATGAGCCCGCCTACGCTTGCGGGACACATGGGTTGGGACTTGGAGCGGGCACGCGCGGCACATCGAACATTCCTATCCGACGCCTTCCCAATGATCAAGACGTTCCAGGATCAAGCCGTGCTGGTGTTTAGGAGGAGAGGGTATGTTAGAACTATCCTCGGGCGACGTGCTTATTGTGACGACCCAAAATTCTCCTATCGTGCCGTGTCTAGAATCATCCAGAACGTCGGTGGAGAGCATCTTAAGATGTGCCTATTACGCTCCTGCCAGTACGAAGACATCTTCCCTGGACAGTTCCAGGTCCTACTCACGATTCACGATAGTCTTTTATGGCAGCGGGACCCAAGTCACGATCCTAAAACAGTTATCGGGCTGATCGAAGATGTGGCCCACGAGCTAAAATTGAAGGTTCCCATCCCATTTGGCCTTGGCTCCGGTAAGGATTGGGCTAGGGCTTCCTACGGCGACAAGCTAGACAAATACGAGGAATAAATGGCATACCGTCAAGGCGACCCAACTGTCGAGTTGGAGGCACGCATCGAAGTAACCACGGCTAAGGCTTACCTAATTGAACCGGTTATGGGGATGAAGAAGGAAGTATGGTTACCAAAATCTCAGACGGTTTCAATGTCCGACGCCGACGAGAACGGTAATCGCACATTCGTAGTCACCGAATGGTGGCACAATAAAGCAGAGCTAGGAGAGTAACATGCCGAAATTCAGAAAGAAGCCGGTTGTGATCGATGCGACGCAGTGGTTCAAGAATGGCGACCATCCCCTCGACTATTCTGAGAGCCGCATCAGCGTTGAAAACGGACAACCCGTAACCCTATCCGGGGAGGAAGCCGCCAAGCGAAAATGGGAAGGCGGTTTGGTTCGCTACTTCCGACGCCCCGACGTTCATGGACTCGATTATTGCAAACACTGCAACGTGATTATGAATGCGCACGGCTGGATCGATACTAAAGAAGGCGGGCACATCGTATGCCCCGGCGACTGGATCATCACCGGCGTTCAAGGCGAAAATTACCCCTGCAAGCCGGACATTTTTAAAGCAACTTACGAGCCAGTTAATGAATGAGTCCGACGTTAAACGTAAAATGGTAAGATCGGTGCGCGAATCCAACGGTTACGCGCGCCGCATCGAGGACTCTTACGGGGTGGGCATATTGGATATGATCTTCATCCCATTTGGATTGCCGGTCATGTTCGCGGAGGTCAAGATTATCCGGGGGTCCACATTCGGACCATCGCTAAGGCAACAGGTAGAACTAGAGAGGATCAAATACGTAAGTCACAATACGGGCCATGCCATTCCTATGATGATAGGTTATAAAGATGGTGTGTATTACTTCCACGAACCGGCGATGACGATCAAACCAGAGGAATGCTTCTCGGTTACCACCAGCGACATGTCGTTCCACGACCAGCTAGTTCAATACTACAACTCAAGGAGAAAGTGATGAAGAAGAAATCAGAGCCAGCCAAAGAAATCGAGCAAGTAAAGCCCAAGCATAGCGAAGCTATCCTCAGCGAAGCCCTACAGGCGGTTAAGAGCAAGGGCGTCGAGCACGGCGATGCCGAAGCACTATTCACCATGGTGGCGGAATTGTGGTCGGTGTATATTCGCCACGCCTGCATTGTTCGCGGTTGGACCGAAGTGACCGCCGACGAAACAGCCCAAATGATGGTCCTGCTTAAGATCGCACGTTCGGTGCACGGCAACGGCAAGGATAATTATGTCGATGCCGCTGGTTACACCGCCCTCGCAGCGATGCTCCAAGGCAAGGTGCCAAATGACAACAGATAGTGTTATAATACAGGATACCGGAGTCCATTGTGTGGTGGACGGCCAATTCGGGTCTACTGGCAAGGGAGCCTTAGCCGCTTGGGTGGCTGATTACGCCCTAAGACACGACCTGGCCCATCACTTCTCCGGCGCTATTTATAGCGGTGGTCCCAACAGCGGGCACACTTTCTACGCCGATAGTGAACAAGTGGTGGTAAAGCAACTGCCTTCATTTGCCGCCTATCTGTATATGAAGGGCCATATCCTCCCGGCATATCTGTCGGCTGGCGCGGTTATTGATCCGGTTATCCTCAAGGAAGAGGCCAACCGATTCCCAAATCTGCCTATATTCGTGCACCCTAACGCCGCGATAGTCACAACAGATGATAAGCTAGCGGAACACAGCGGTTCTATAGCCGCAGTCGCAGGTACCAGAAGCGGCACTGGATCAGCATTATCAAATAAGATATTGCGGATTACCGGAGCTATCGCCGGCAATTCGCTGTGCAACATTGCACCCAATGTGATAATACAGAATCACCGACTGAAGCCGGAGCAACACTCTTATTTTATGGAAGTAGCCCAGGGGTTTAGTTTGGGGATCAACTCCCCGTTCTATCCCAAAGTGACCAGCCGCGAATGCACCGTCATGCAAGGATTGGCGGATGCCCGCATTCCTCCTAAAATGCTGAGCGAAGTATACATGGCAATCCGTACATTCCCCATCCGGGTGGGCAATGTGGATGGTCATTCCAGTGGTAATTGGTACCCCGACCAACAAGAGGTAAGTTGGAAGGACCTAAATGTGGAGCCCGAGCTTACCACGGTAACGAAGCGTGTTAGGCGCGTCGCAACATTCTCCATGCAACAATTCTACGAAGCTTGCTACGCTAATGACCCAAGCTTTGTGTTTGTAAGTCACATGGATTATCTAAGTGACGCCGACCAGAAATCGCTGGTGGACAGCTTGAGGCAGGCTAGGGAAGATATGAAGAAGAACTTTCTGTTTCTGTTCGGATACGGGCCAAGAGTAACTGATGTTAGCTCTAATCTGATGGCCAAACAGGGTGAACTATCGTTCTTGTAATGGGAGGAAGCAATGCCGATCAGCGTCTTTATACAAGTTCCTGACTCTATAGCGCAATATAGAGAGCACTTACACGAATTCTTCATGGGGATGATACTTAAGTTGGATAAGAACTCCCACAAGGAGACTCCAACCAAAGAGACTATTCCCAAAATAATGGACCTGCTCCGAATGGAAATAGCAGAATTCGAGGAGCAGATGGATAAGGACAAGTTTGATGAAAACTCGCTGATCGAATTGATGGATCAGGCGAACTTTTCATTCCTAGCTTATGTCGCATTACGTATGCAAGGAGTAGAACATGGACCAAAATGAATCGCTATTACACGAGTTGGACGACCGGCTTAGCGTAGTCAAGCGTTGGGGTATAGTAAGAACTACCCAGACGCAATCCGTGGCGGAGCATTGTTTCAACGTGCAGCGAATATGTATGAAGCTGGCTCCATATTTCGGCTTAGTAGACTACGAAGAAATGTTTGAACTGTCCCAAGCGGCGCTTCATCATGACGATGACGAGGCCGTTATTGGTGATATTCCGTCCCCCGCAAAAGCTTATATCAACGCCAACGAAAAGGTACTTGACGTCAGCGCGACGGCGTGGTATACTGATGCTAGCGATCAGGTCAAAATGATAGTGAAGCTGGCAGACATGCTGGAGGCTTACCATTTCTTGGCTATGGAAGCCAACCTGGGCAACCATTACACTCGGCTCCATCGGTTGACCCTAAGAAATGCACTATTACACTACATCGAAACCCACAACATTACTATTAGAACTCTATGCATTCGATGGATGAATCAAGTGGACGGCGAACCAAGTAGGGTACATCATGCAACTGCTGGAAGTTCAACGAAAAGCACTACAGTCCTCTTGGGGTAAACCTGGGTTTGCCTTCTACATGGAGATGGGTCTAGGGAAGACCCTTACCGCACTCACCGAATTTCTGGACTTAGTTGAACAGGGCAAAGCTACCCGGATGGTGGTTATATGTCCAAACAGCTTCAAGACTGGTTGGCTAGATGAAATCGGAAAGCATGGGTTAAAAGTCCACCCACACATTTTCAACTCCGGTTCCGATTATGAAAATGGCCAGTTCTTGAAGTTCAGATACAACAAGCCGCCCGTATTGATCATCAATTACGAAGCGATCCGGAAGGATCACGTAATGCAGTATATAATATCATTCACCAATAATCGTGATTGTATGTTGGTGGTGGACGAATCCATCCAAATAAAGACGTACAATAGCTTGCAGACTAAGGCCGTATTAGCTATGGCCGGTCTATTCAAGTATCGCCGCCTATTATCTGGCAAGCCCGTTACCCAAGGTCCCCACGATCTTTGGGCGCAGATGAAGACAATAGGCGCTGTGAGTACCAAATACTTCCCATTCAAGACCACGTTCTGCCGGATGGGTGGGTTCCGAGGCAAGAAAGTTGTGGGCGCGCAGAACGAGGAGTTATTAGCCTCTACCATAGAGAAGTTTATATTTAGGGCGTCCAAGAAAGACTGGACTGATTTGCCCGATAAGATGTACACTTCGCGTCAATACCAGCTAACACCAAAATTAGAATCCATGTATAGAAGTATGGAGGATGAGTTTGTTCTTTGGCTTAACGAATCTGAAATCGTCGCGGTGGAAGCTTTCATAACGAAATATATAAAGCTGGCCCAGATACAATCTGGGTTTATAATCAAGGAAGATGGCACCATCCAAGAATTGGTACCCCCCGAGGAGAACCCACGGTTCCTATTGGTACAAGAATTGGTGGAGGAAGCGCCGGGTAAAGTTATAGTTCCATATATTCATCGATACACGCTCAGCCTGTTACAGCGATCCCTGGCTGATTTCAACCCGACATTTATAAGCGGCGGAATGACGCCGGAAGAAATACAGGCGAACAAGGACAAGTTCAACAACGACGAAGACTGCCAAATAATTCTAGTCCAATCCCGCGCCGGGAAGTACGGACACACTCTTCTCGGAGGCCCGAGCGAAGAAGATAAGTGCAGTACGATGGTATTCGCTGAGAATTCCTACTCTCTAGACGATAGAAGCCAAATAGAAGACCGAATGCACCGTCATGGACAAACAAAAAGTTGTCTGTATATTGACGTGTGGGGAACACAGCTTGACCATAGGGTTACGATGGCTTTGCAAGCTAAGGAAAACATCGCGCAAGCGGTGTTCCAGTTTTTCAAGAAGGATCAATAGCCGCGTTCTTCTTCCAACTCTTCCATCAGAGTTCTGCGGATGCCGCTGGACAGTTTGTCCTTGCCTGTCTTGCTTAGTATCCCCTCGTATTTCGGATGCTTAAGCAACATGCGGCGTAAGTTTTCAACACCTTCTTTGGTGCCTTGCTTAGAAGTATAATGAAGGGCACCCGACAAGGCAGGCATTCCAACCATAGTGCCTAATGCCGCCCAAAGATCGCCTGACCCCACTCCCGCGCCCAATGACGCCCCCATCGTATTCGCCTCAACGAAATCCCCTGCCCTCTTAAATCCCCGAGTAGCCGGATCACCCTTCACAATTTCCCCTAGAGCTTCCTTCCCTTCCGGCCTAAATCCGCGTGGATTTACCTTGGCGATCGCATCTTGGTATTGTGTCTGTGTGCCGCCTTGACGTGTATTCTCTACGTCCATGACAGCTTTTTCTACACGTCTAGCCGGGCTTGGATTCTTCCCCGGCAGATTAGCCGGATTAGCTGGAAGTAGCGAATCATCAATGCCCTTCCACCATTTGGCCGCTCGGTTGCCTAGACCCGCCATCGCGTGCGACGCACCCGATCCCGCCGCGCCGGACAGCAGCCCGATGCCCGCTCCGCCCGGTACGGACTCGCCCGCTGCGAGCGCCGATATCCCGCCCTCGATGGCACCCTGAGCGCCAGAGCCAACTAAATTCAGCGCGCCGCGAGCTATCTTCCCGCCGCCCAGACGTCCCAATGTTCTAGCTAAGCTAATTGGGTTCGCTCCGCCAGCCGCCATGTCAATAGGAACAGAATAGGGTCCAAGCCTATCGCGGGCAACAGCTACCTCTTGCTTTCGATCGCCACCAAACATGTAATCCAAACCAGCCGGAATTGTTCCGAGCGTATATGAATCTACTCCTGCCTTAGCTATGTCGTCCACGGCCATAAGTGGCTTAGCCCAAAGCGGAGCCTCCTGTAGTTCGGCACGACCTTTGGCTTTGGCTTCTTTCAACAGCCGATCACTAAGCTTCTTGCCAGCTTCTTCCTGGCTGTCTGCTGTTACTTCGTATACCGATCCGTCAGGACGGGTAACTGTATATTCGCCCATGACTATTTGATCCTCCGAACATCATCGCCCTTAACTTTGGTGTCCCTGTTCTCAAGCCTCAGCATTTCTTTACTCATGGCTTCTTGATAAAGCTCAAAAGCCTTTACTTCGTCACCTTTAGCCAAATCCTTAAAATCATTTTCAGCTAACACAGCCATTGAAGCCCTAATTGCACGCAATCCCTTAAGTATAAGGTGGTCACTCTGACCTGGATCAATACTTCGGATGGATGCTGTCAACATTTTATTCTCAAAGTCTGAAACCGGACCAAGCGCGGCACCCGTTTTAGAAGCATCGCGCATTGATTGTAACTGTCTGAAAGCAACGATAGCGTCGATTGTCTTTAACTGTGCTCTCGCATTGGTAGCCGGAGTAGAACCAAACATAGTAAATGGTTGAGAACCGAATCCGGTTGCCGGAGAGTAGAATGGTGCCTCCTTCATTATCTTCTCAACATCCTCAGCTGCTCCATAAACCGAATTCAATTGAGAATACCGGGATCGTGCCTTCTCTATATCGGATTCCTTGGATGCCTTGGTTTCCCTCTCTCCCTTAAGAACATCCTGTTGGGTCTTGGCCACCTTAGTCTTCTGCTCCTCCCTAGCCAACGCAGCATCGCCGCCCGGAAGATCGTACAATTGCGGCTCGCCCTCAGCGTTGGTAAGCACGTTGTTTCCATCGCGGCGATAAGCCTGTCCGGGAGGCGGAGCCGGGAACGGAGTTCCATCCTTACCAACATTAACTGTAACACCAGAACTACCATAACGCCTAACATATTCCTCCATGCCCATCGGAGCAATGCCACGCGAAACACGATCTGCATTGATAGAAGCCAACGCAGCTTCGTTCTTAGCGTTCGGAGCCTCTCTATTCTCACGTTTAATAGTTGTTAGGTACTCTCTCATACCTATCTGTTTATCGGGTGGAAGTGTCCTATTAACGGCGGCCAAACCAGCCTCATCCGCTGCATTTGCTGCTTGTTGCGGGGCGCGCTTAATATTTGTAAGGAAGTACTCCATGGAATACGGTCGCAAGCCATCTTCTATGCGATCCCGATTGATGCCGTCCAACAACTCTGCATCGTGGCGGGAAGCTTCCGTGGGCTTCAATCCAGCCGAACCGCCAACCTTAGCGAATGTCCCACCCGGCGTGGTATCGCGAAGCTCCGGACCCAAAGCACCCTCGACCACTTGGGTCTTAGGCGGTTGGCCAATGCCCGGACCCATCGGCAGACCAGTACGCTTCGATATAAGTTGCCTTCCTCCAGGACCCTCTTGGAATTCGCCTTCCTCTGGCTTCGGTCCACCAATATCGGTGATCTTCTTGCCATTCTTATAAAATGCCTTCTGGCCGGTGGCGTTATCTTCCACTACTTCCAGCGCCCTGCCCTCTTGGGCGGCTATAACTTCGTCCAACTTGCCGCTTGTCTCCAAAGCCAAAGCAGCTTCCGGGGACAAGCCATATTGCTTCGCTAGGCCGCCGAGCACGGACCGGCGCAGAAGCATATCCTTCATAGCTTGCTGCTGCTTCTGTATATTGATCAGATCGTTGGCGGTGATATTTTGTCTGCCAGCCCCAGAATTGCCAGCCAAACGAAGCAGCCCCTCCCTAGTACCCTGATTGCGCGACAATCCGGCCGCGATAAGTGTCATACCAGAATCCAACGCCGCAGCGTTGTTATTCTGTTGCATCAATTTCAGATACATGTTGGCCAGGTCAGGTGGAGACTGTAATAGTTTGGGCGAGTCACCCGCAGGTATTGGGTTGGTAACAGGAGTGGGAACCCCGGTGGGTATCGGCGTGGGCGGAACTTGAGGAACCGGAGGAGCAGGCTCTGGAAACGCCGTGTTCGGTGTCGAACCCACATTCGCTGCTATCGGAGCCGGAGGGCCAGAACCGGTAAAGTCCGGAGTTGACCCCGGAATGTTGGGTTCCCCCGCGCCAGGTATAGAAGCCTGCACGATGGCCTTATTTGGGTCCATCCCGGACTGAATAGCCGCGATAAGATCAGCGATATTCATAACTTACCTGCCCGTTAGAGACAGCCCGTATTTCTGACGCTTATTCTGCAACATCTGTTGGAGCAAATTCATCGCTGCCGGACCCCCGCCTGATCCGCCTAGAGTATCCGCTCCGCCCGTTCTGCCGAGTATCGAATCCGCTCTGGCCGCCTCGGCGGCGACAGCCGGGTTCACTTTCGGAGAAATGCCCGCAGCGATTTGGTCCGCACCTTCGAAAGCAGAACCCTTGCCACCCTTCCCATCAGGCCCCATTAGAGCAGCTTTAATTCTATCTCCTATGCCCAATTCAGCTGGAGCCGCCGCCGCAGTCGGAGCAACACCCAATTGACCGGTTGCCATTCTTGGATCAACCACCGGGCCAGGCAGCGGAAGCGGAGCCGCGCCTGGAAGGGGAGCACTTGGGAATTGCGGCGGAGCCTGCGGACCAAATTCGTTCCCAAGCATCGCCGGGAAAGTACTATTAAGTGTCATTCCCGGCACTCCCTGCCTTCGAGGAGGACCGCCGAATCCATAATAGTTCATGATATGCCTCGCAGCCTCTTGGGGCGGAAGATTCGCCGGTACGTTGTTCACAGCCAAATGATGGGCGGGAGCATTTCCCTTACCAAGCAACATTTGGCCTGCGGTTTGCGCGCCTTGTTGGTGCGCCAATGCCAATTCAGAATAGGATGGTTCCCGCCCCAACATTCGGGTAAGCAACCGTTTATTATCTTCGGTCAGCCGGACACCTGCCCTGATGTTGGCTTCGGGATCATTACGACTATCGTGCTTGTCGCTAACCAACCCGTACAGCTTGCCGGTTCCGCGCGTAAATTGCAGCAGACCAGCTGCTCCGGTCTTAGATGTAGTTGGAACGC